GCATGATCAAACCCGTCGCGCCAGTCTGACAGCGGCATGTAGTTATCGATGCCGATGAAGTCGATGTTCGCGTCTGACCAGAGCGGATCGAGGTGGAAGAACACGTCGCCCGACCCATCGGCAGGATGATGGCCGAAGTATTCCGACCAATCGCCCGCATAGCCGATCTTGGGTCCGGCACCGAGGATGGCACGCACATCTGCAGCGAGGGCTTTCAAGGCGGTCACGGTGGGATAGGTCGCAGCCCCGCTTCGGATCGTCGTCAGGCCGGGCAGTTCCGAGCCGATCAGGAAGGCATCGACGCCCCCGGCCGCCGCGCAGAGATGCGCATAGTGCAAGATCATCCGGCGCAGCGACCATTCGCCGACGGGGCCGGTCCAGCTGACGATCTCGCCGGAGACGCTGAAACTGGCGGGCGTCGCGGTTCCGAAAAGGGCTGCGACCTGAGTGGCCGCCGTCGCAGTCTTGTCCACCGTTCCTGCATAGCCCGCAGCCGGAGAACAGGTGATCCGGCCCCGCCAGGGGAACGTCGGTTGGTCAGCGGTGGCGGCGTTGTCAGAGTATGGGTTCGGTTTGGTATTGCCGGGTGGCACATCCAGCAGAAGGAAAGGATAGAAGGTCAACCGCAACCCGCGCGCCTTCATCTCCTGGATCGCCTGCACCACCGCGAAATCCGCCGGTGTGCCGCCATAGACCGGGCGGTCCCCGGCATCTCGGCTGACCAGCACCGCACTGGTGCGGGAAACCCCATTCACCACCCATGCGGACGGCGTCGTGGTCTTGGCTGCCACCTCGACGCCGGGGCGAACCTTGCAATTGCCCGCCCGCAGGTCATCGCCGAACCACGCCACCACCAGGGACACGCTTTCCACCGCCGGGGCCATGAATTGCAGCCGGTCCAGTGCCACGACGATGTCGGGCGTCTCGGGGATAGCGTTCAGGTTCTCGGCCACGGTGGCACTGCCCGAACCGCTGGATTTCTTGACCGGGACCGTGGCATAGGCGAATTCGCCCGAGGCCGGGATCAGGGTGACCGCCTTTACCAGCCCCTCGGCGGTATCGGGATCCGCGAGCGGTCGAAACACTTCGAAGCTGATCTGCGGCAGGCGGTTGCCGAAGGGTGTGAGGTCCAGTTCCTCCAGCACAACATAGGCCGTGCCGCGATAGGCAGGGGTCCCCGACAGGCCCATCTTGGCAGAAATGAACGGGTCTGGGGTCTGCACCTCATCGCCCGGATACCAGCGCCAAGTGACGCCCGTCATGTCCAGAGCCTTGCCATCGGCCCAGACCCGGCCAATCCCGGTGATCGGACCTTCACACAAGGCAACCGCGAAAGAGGCAAAGTAGAGGTATTCGGTGGTGGTGACCTTCGGGCCGCCACCACCTTTGCCGCCGCCCTGACTGGTGGTGCGGGTTTCCTCGCGGAAATCGGTGGCCCAGATGATATTGCCGCCCAGCCGCATCCGACCATAAAGACGCGGGATCACCGCCCCTTCGGTCGAGGAGGTGATCCGCAGACTGTCGAGCCGCGCACCCTCGATGCGCTGCGCCGGGGCCATGGAAGACACGATCCAGCTATCGACGGCCGATCCGATGGTCGATCCGATGAAGCCGCCGATGGCCGCGCCGGAAAAGCCAAGGATGGTGCCGCCGAAGCCAGCGCCAATCGCGGAGCCAACGGCCCCGAGAACAAGAGTTGCCATGATGAAAATCTCAGATGCTGCTGGAGCGCGGGAACAGGAAGGCGAAGGCGATGCGCCGCCGCCAAACCGGGGTCAGGACTTCCTCGATCACCCCGAGGCGTTCGTAGGCGTGGATGAAGCGGTCTGGGCCAGTCAGGATCCCGACATGCTTGGCGATGGCGCGGGGAGCCATACGGAACAGGATCAGCGCGCCGGGTCCAAGGTCGGCCAGCGCGATCTCCGGCATCATCCGCCGCGCACCTTCTGCCAGCACTTCTCGCGGCCCCGTCTCACCCCAGTCCCGGCTGTAGGGCGGGATCGGAAAGGGTTCGTCACCGACAACCTCTCGCCAGACTCCGCGCGCAAGCCCAAGGCAGTCGCAGCCAACCCCGCGCAGGCTGGCCTGATCATGGTAAGGGGTGCCAAGCCAGGAACGCGCAACTGCGACGACGCGGTCGGGATCGGCGGTCATCACAGGACCGTCCCGTCATTGCTGCCGTCCCGGCTGGCATACCGCAAGACCGCGTCCTGCCCCGGGATGTTAGGGAAGCCCCTGAAGTTTAACGTGTTGGCGAACTTGGCCCCGCAGGTCGCGATGCGCTTGTCGCAGCCAGCGCGGGCAATAAAGGCGTCGCCCTCTGCAATGCCGCGCACCGGCGCTTCCAACAGGGTCAGGGATGCGATGGCATCGGTCAACCCGTGGCCCAGCAGTTCGGTGATCCGCCCGACATTGGCACCGCTTGTCCAGGTGAGGGTGCCAGATGTGAACCAGCCCGACGCAAACCCGGAAAGGCCCATGGCCAGGAACGCCCGGTCGCGCAGCAGGTCGGTTACCACCCCACTGCCCTTGTAGGCGGCGTTTTCCAGATCGATGCCGCAGCGCAGATCGCCCAGTGCCGCGTCGCAACTCGCCTGAAACGTCCGCCCCACGGTCTGGCCCAGCACATGGGCCAGGCTGCGCACTTCGGCCACAAAGGCCATGCGACCGCGCCGGATTTGACCCACCGCACCCCGGCGCAGCAAGACGCGTTGGCTGGTGTCTGCCCAGTTCACCCGCCACAACTCGACCTCTGCCGCGTCCCAGCGCCCGTCGATGATGTCGGTTTCCGTGATGCGATCCGAGGTCAGCACGCCCTCGGCGTCTTGGGCATCGACGGAGAGGTCGGACCCTGACCTGACCTCTGAGGCGGCAAATCCGCTTTCTGGTTCGAAATCCGTGCCATCGAAGGCCAGCATCAGGTCGTGATCCGTAAAGCCCAACGTCACTCCATCCGCGCGGGAAATCCGCCAGCACCAGGACAGGGTGGTGGTGCCACCGTCGAGATGGGCCTGCAACTCCGCCGACAGCGACTTCATGATCGGACCTCAATCAAGGGGATGGATGTGATCGACCCCAGCCGTTCGATATCGAGGGTGACGTCCAGCACGTCGGTATCAAACCGCACCGGCACATCGAATTCGAACCCGGCGCGGATCGTGGTTCCGGTGACAGGTGGAAAAGCGAAGGTCACCAGCCCGGTTGCGGGATCGACAGTATGGCCTGGGATCACGCCCGCTACTGGCGGCTGGCGGATGGAAGCGGCCAGGATCGTCACGGTGGCCCCGGCGGTGATATTGCCCACCCCGATCAGCGCGCCAGTGAAACCGGGGCCGATGGTGATGTCAAAGCTCCAGAGCCAGAAGCCGCCGCCGAGGTCGGTGGACGTGACATTTGCGATGGCTCCGCCTGCCGTGCCGACAATCGCCGGGGCCGCGTATGTGCCGCGGATGTCGCTGTCGAGGTTTCCGGGTTGGCATCTCACATTCAGACGGGCCTGTGCAGAGGTTCCCGCCTTGATCCAGGCCTGCACCCGATAGACCGTGCCTGCCACCACGGTTGCTGCCGCGATGTGCTGGCGCAGGCCAGCGCCGGAAACACCAATGTCATAGGCCTTGATGAAGGTACCGAACGTGATGGCGCTGTTGGCACCGGTCGCTCCAGTGTTGGACCAGCCGGTTTGCAGGTTGTTCCAGCTGGTCAGAAGTTCTGGCCCTTCCGGCCCATCGGGCACCTCGATCTCCAGAACCACGGTCCCTGAAACAGGCTTCTTGATCACACGTACATAATCCACGCCGCCAGAGCTGTAGCGTTTCACTAGGGGAAAGACCGTCTGCAGCCCATTGCCGTTTCCGACAAGTTGGTCGGTGGGTGTGATCGCCTGTGATGGCAGGCAGGATTTGTAATCCGCCCAGTCTTTGTAGCGAAAGCCATAGAGCCGAGCATTGCGGGCTTCAAAGAACGCCACCACCGCCGCCAGATCATCGGCGCGGCGGATGCCGTAAGCCACATCATAGCGCCGCCGCGAATTGGCCCAACTGGCATTGCGCTCCTCATCGCCGCTCGCAAGTTCAACCACTTGCGTGCGCCGTTCCGGCCCACCGCGTGCCCCACGGCTGATGTTGTCCGGAAACCGAACTTCGTGAAACGCCATCACATACCCCTCCGGCCCAGCGACACGGCGCGGGCTATGTCCGATGCCACCTGCGTGCGCGACTGACGGAAGCTTTCAGCGTCGTGGGTCTGGATCGTGATGCTGACATTGCCGCCCGCGCCGTATCCGGCCGTTTCACGGCGCGAAAGGACCCGTTCGCCCTTCTGCAGGATGGCGGGCACCTCATCAGGGCGCAGCCCGGCAAATCCACCAGCATGCATCCGGGGTGCCCCGGCGAAGGCCATGATCGGCACCGCGCGCATCGGTGCAGTGCCGCCGACCAGACCACCGGCATGATGGACCGCCGCCCCGGTCATTCCGGCAAACAGCCCACCACCACCGAGCGATCCCAGCACGCCATCAAGCGCAGAAGCTATCGGGCCGAGGATGAACTTGCGCGCCGCCAGTTTCGCCAGATCGGCCAGGATCGAGGTCACAAGATCGCCGAAACTCAACTTGCCGGTTTTCACGAAGTTACCCACGGCGTCTTCCGCGCTCTGAAACGCCCCAACCAGTGCTTGGCCGACATCGGCACCAATGTTGCGCGCCTTGGCTGCGTAGTCTGACAAGGCCGCCGTCACTGCTGCCCAGCCGGTGGCCGCCGCTTCGGCAGCCGTTTTGCTAGCCGCCCCGGCACCGCCCGCCGCTGTGCCCGCTCCGTCAAGGGCGTCGGTGGTTCCGTCCGCCGCGACCGTGGCCGCATCCAGCGCCGCAGTTCCATCCGCTCCGGCCGTGGTCATGGCGGTCTGCAACGCCTGCCAACTCGCGAGCGGCCGGGTGGCAGCATCGCTCAGCATGCCGGATGCCTCACGATAGCCATCGGCCCGCCCGCGTGCATCATCCGCCATGGTCCCGAGTCCGACGTCGGGCGTTTGAAGGTAGGTCTGGCCCATCGCCGCTTGAAACGCATCCGCTGCGGCGGCTCCGGCCGCAGTTGCCGCCCCCTCAAACGGATTGCCGACACGGCCCAATGTGACCAGATCGAGGGTGCCAATCTGGATGCCTCCCTCGCCGGTGGCCCAGTCGGGCAGCATGTCGAGCGCCGCGTTCAGACCGGAGATGAAGGTGTTGATCCGGGTGACAACACCGTTCAGCATCGCCTCAACGCCGCTGATCAACCCGTTTGCGGCCTGGAAGGCAAAGTCTCCGATGGCTGAAGGCAATGCTCCCCAGATTGCCTTCATCGCATCGAACGCCCCCTGAAACACGCCGGTCGCGGAATTGCCAAAGCCAACGACGGCTACCAGCGCGCCTTGCATGGCGTCGGCGACGGTAGCGGTGATCTCGGACCAGCTGGCCTGCAGGCTCGCGACCACCGCATCGATGCCCAGTCCGATCCGATCCCAGACCTCGCTGGCGAGATCAGAGAGGAGGCCCAGCGCCGCGCCAAAGCCGCCAGCGCCCTCGACCAGTTTGGAGAACTGATAGGCCAATTCCCCAGCGCCGACGATCAAAGCACCGATGCCGGTGCGGATCAGCGCCCCTTTCAAGACGGTGAGGGACAGGGAAAAGCCGCTGACGCCAAGTGCTGCTGCGCCTAGCGCGATGACGAAGCGTCCGGCAAAGAAGGTGGCGAACGCCCCGGCAATGCTGGTGATCTCGCCAATGTGGTCGCCAAGGAAGCTGATGCTGGTTTGAAACACGCCACCCACCCGCGTGGCGTCGGCCAGCGCATTCGCCACCGTTTCCAGTGCCGGGGCGACAGCGACGGTCAGTTGATTGGTCAAACCGAGCCAGACCAGGCCCAGCCGGTCGATGGCATCGCCTGCAGTTCGGATCTGATCGGCATCCTGATCGGACACCGCCACGCCGAAATCGGTGATGTCCTGCGAAGCCTGGCGCAGTGTCGCGCTGTCGATCCGACCGAAGGCCAACGCGGCTTTGTCACCAAACAAGGCTGATGCTACAGCCGCACGCTCGGCAGGCGGGACGAACTCCGCCAGCGCATCCTGAATGGCCACGATGCGCTCGTCGAGCGGCAGAGCCTGCAGGTCGGTGGCCGTCAGATGCAGCCGTTGCAGCGCGTCGACCGCCGTGCCGGTTCCGCCCGCTGCATCAGACAGTTTTAGCGTCAGCTTCTTGGTTGCGGCCGCGATCTCGTCCATGGAGACCCCAGCTAGATCTCCGGCGAAGGTCAGCACTTGGATGCTGCGGGTGGTGGTCCCGAGGGATTGCGCCAGATTGGCCTGCGCGTCGATGGTCTCCAGCCCGGACCGGATCATTGCGATGCCAGCGGCGGCGGCAGCTGCGACGGCCACCGCGGCTGCGATCTTCACCCGGGTGGAAAATGCCGCCAGCCTGGCATTGGCAATCTCGGCTTCCTTGGACATGCGGCCAAAGCCCTTGACCCCGGCGTCGCCCACACCTTCCAACTCGGCGCGCACTTGTTTGCCGCCGACCGCCGCGAGGCGGACGGAAACGCGCTTTTCAGCCATCAGTCTCTCCGATCTTCTCATTGATGCGGCGGACCATGACCGCCTCCAGCTCCGGAAGGAGTTCCGCCACCACCATGGGATTCAGGCCCAGCGCACGGGAAAGGCCGAAGGCAGCGCCCATGTCCCAGCCCAGCACGGCTTTTCCCGCCACCCGCATTTGCCCGCCAAGACGGCCAACCAGATCCCAGACCTGCCAGCCGTCCAGGCTTAGCGGTTGGTTAAATCGCGCGGGGCAGTCTTGGCACTGCGTTTCGCAGGCCTGGCAGTAGCTGTCGCCCCCACTGAAGTGCCAGTCGGCGAGGGCGCAGAGCCGTTTTTTTCCGCGTCCAGCAGCATGCCGCGGCTGACGTAGTGGAGGTTGAAGGCCTCGAAGATCGGCCAGAGCGACAGAAGCGCGTCGATACCCTCTGGAGTCACGTCGATGACAGCGCCATCGGCATCGCCGACACCGTCCCAATCGACCACTGCACGCCGGGCAAGGGCTGCAGCGAATATCGCCGCACGAAAGTCGTTGCTTGCATCGGCGGCCAGATCCTGCACGGCGATGTCGGACCGTGTCGCCACCATTAGCGCGGTGGTCAGCGGCAAAAGCAGCAGCCGTACGCCATGGCCAAGGTCGAGCCATTGCGGCTCGGGGGAAAGATTGATCCGGATCATGGGTAACCTGCCAAGCTGTTGACCAGCACCACGCTGCACATCCGCGCTGGGCTGGTGGCCAGTGCGGCTTGCCAATCGAAGGACGCTTGCACACCTTTCGGTCCTTTGATCTCAATCCGGGGGCGCGGCAGATAGACCGCATGCGCGGTGAGTGTCAGGCTCTCTCCACTGCCTAGCAGGTAGCTGAACTCCAGCGCTGCAGCCGTGCCGTTGATGGCTTGGGTCAGGAGCGTGGTGTCAGCGAAACGCACATCGATCTTGCCGGTTAGCGCCGCGATGGTCGGATCAGCCCCGTCGATCTTCGCATCCGAGCGGATGGTCTCGATCCGATCCAGATTGTTGGCATAGGTGAGATCGGCCGAAACGATATTGCCCAGCGCCAAGCCATCGCGCTTGATCGCCCCGTTGAAGTGACCGAAGCGCTTCAACGCGATGGCAGCTGGCGTGCCTGCGGCCGTGGCCCCGGCGATGGTTTCGCCTTGTGCGACCAGCATGGCCTTGGCGCCCAGCAGCCCAGACCTTTCCATCTGCCAAGAAAGCGAATCCAGGACGCATCCGGAATACATCGCAAAGCGCGGCACCTCTGGCATGGCGACTTCGATGGACATGCTGGGCAGAGTCCAATTTCCTGACAGGAAGGTGTGGGCGTTCAAACCGCCAGTCAGGGTTGCCGCCGACACCGTTCCATTGGCGGCGGGCGCAATCGACGCCGCCAGCGTGAAGGTGTTTCCAGTGATGCCAAGGACATCGAACGCGATGTTCAGCGCTGACGCCGTGCCGGTATAGGTCGCAAGTGCCACCCCGGCGACGACGCTGGCATTCAGCACCACGGCGAGTGCTGTCATCGTAGCGGTAAGGTTGGCCCCGATATTCACCTGGTTGCCGACAGCCCCCGAAGCCACCAAGGTGAAGGCTGTGCCATTGATAGTCACCGTCGCGTTGACGGCAGGCTGCGCCGAAAAGATGACCGACCCGGTCGCCGCGACTGTGCCTGCGGTGGTCGGGGCCCCGAAGGTCGCCTTCAACCAGAAGCCGAACCCAACTGCATCGATGGGCACCTCGACATCGCCATCTGTGGTGATCGCATCCAGCAAGGGCGCGCGGGGATCGCGGCCATAGCCCAGAAGTTCGGATGCCAGCAGCGGCTGTTCGGCCGCAAGCGATGAGGTGATGAAGGGCATCTGGGTAAATCCGGCCCCGGGTGGGGTGCCGTAGACTGTCTCGAACGCAAGCGCCATCTGCGCCCGCGCTCCTTGTGCGCGTGCCATGTCAGTGTCCTTTTGTGAGGGAAATCAGATCAGTGGATCGGTTGTTGCATAGTGCAGGACGATGGTGATCACCGCCGCTTTCAGGGCAGCGGCCCCTTCAATCGGTAGATCGACCGGCTCGGGAGCTTCAGCCTCGACCCAATCGCAAAGACCACCCAGCGTGCGATCAGCGGCCAGCGCCGCGCCAATATCAGCCGTCAGCGCGTCAAAGAGGGCATCGCGTCCAATACCCGCCTGGATCACCACCTCCAGCTCCGCCCGATGCTCATAGAAATAGGTGAGCGGCGACAGCGTCACCTCC